GAATTCAAGCTTATGGCGATGATAATATTATTACTGTAAATCCTAACGAGAGTAGGATTACCATGCATTCTCTCACTCAATCTTTTTCTGATATTGGTCTTGTTTATACCGACGAACTTAAGGGAACTGCCATGATTGAAAATCGTACTATTCATGATGTGTCTTTCCTTAAGAGATCTTTTATCTTTAATCCTATGTACAAGAGGTTCTTTGCTCCATTACCAATTCAAGTAATTTATGAAATGCTTTATTGGATGAGTAATTCTTCTACAGATATTACTTTTCAACAAGTTATTCAAATGGCTTTGCTTGAACTTAGTCTTTTAGGACCTCAAATTTTTAATGAAGTTGCACCCAAGATTATAGCAGGTAGTGTGAAGGAGTATTCTTACTATCCGTTATGCGCTTCTTATGACCAGTGTTTTAATGCTGTGTCTAATCTTGATAACTTTTATTAATCATGAGCGCTGTACAAAATATACAGTGCCAACAGCCCATCTGCCCTCGCCGTGACGCGGATTTGGCTACTATTAGCGGCCCCACTCTACCTGCTCAGAGTTATCGAGCTGGAGTAGTGACTAATCTACCTCGGATAGTCACACTTAGTGAAGAGGCAAAAATATATGTCCAAATGAACAATGATACGACAGCAAATTCTCAGTCTTGTACTGGTGATGATGCTACGTCGATTGAACATGCGCGTACTACTACTATAGTTAATGATACTTGTGAAGTTACTAGTGATTATACATCTATCCCTAGGCCCCCTACTATGGAAGTATCGTATCAATCTATTTTGGACTTCTTAGCAAAACCTATTCTAGTTAGAAGTGGACTTTGGTCTACTGGTCTAGCACAGAATGCTCTTGTTGATACTTTCTCAATTGGTGCTGCTCTTACAGGTCAGCTCTATTGGTTAGATAAACTAGAGGGTTTTCAATATATGCGTGGTGATGCTGTAATTCGAGTTCAGATCAATGCTAATCCTTTTCAACAAGGAAAACTTTTATTAAATTTTTTTCCTTGTTATTCTGATCTTGCTCCTTATGTTACTAATACCAATTGGCGCACTGTTACCATTGCTTCTAGAAGAATGGCTCCCTGTGTCGAATTGGATTGTCAACAAACAGCTGCTACCATGACTGTACCCTATATAACTCCTACAAATTATTTTAGTATTAAGAATAAAACTTATGATTGGGGTCAAATTGATCTTTCAGTTTTAGCTAGACAACGTAGTGGTGCCAGTGGTCCTTCCACCATTGAGTACCTTATGTATTTATCTTTTGAAAATGTTGAACTTGTTGGTCCTAGCATTGCTCAAGGTCCGTCTAGTCAGAAGTCTCGTATTAAGTCTGTTGCTATTTCTCTTTCAGAGGAACAGAAGCTTGCTCAAGATAGACCTATTGCTGACTCCCTTAAATTTGTTGCTAGTGTAGCTAGAGGTTTAGCTACTGTTCCATCTCTTTCTCCTGTTGCTTTGCCTGCAGCTTGGGTTTCTCGTGGTTTAGCTGGTTTAGCATCTTGGTTTGGATGGTCTAAACCAAATGTTACAACTGGTACTTCCATAATGTCCAAACAATATGCTAGGTATTTTGGTAACTCAGATGGTGATAATACAGCTCAACCCCTTAGTTTATTTGCTGAAAATGCAATTTCTACTGGTACTTTTTATACACATACTACTGAAGACGAAATGTCATTTAACTTTCTTAAAGCTGTTCCTACTGTTATTAATACTATTACTTGGGACACTACGCAAACTAATGGGACATCTCTTTTGAGTCTCATGGTTAGTCCTAGTGCTCTTTTTCAAGCTGGTACTGTTACTCATACTTTAACAACTACTTATGCAGTAGGTCCTCCTATATATTATTTATCTAGAGCTTTTGGTTATTGGCGTGGTTCTGTTGATATTGTTCTTAAGTTTGCTAAAACTAATTTTCACACTGGTCGTTTACAAATTACTTGGACTCCTAATACCCATAGTGGTACTATAAGTCCTGATTTAATTAATTCTATGGCCTCTCTTCGTGAAATAGTTGATGTACGCTCCGGTTCTGAAATATGCCTTCGTCTTCCCTTTTTACAGCAAAACACTTACAATCCCGTTAATACTGGTACAGTTTCCTCACCATCTGGTCGACTTGACATTCAAATTTTAACTCCCCTCAGATGTCCTGAAACATGTTCTTCTGTTATTGATATGTTAATTTATGCTTCTGGTGGACCTGATTTTGAATTTCAGAAACCTGTTGCCCTTACTGCTAATGCCCTCCTTGCTCAAATGGACGATACTATAGTCTGTGAACCTATTGGTGGTGAGCGTCAGCCTAACTACACTTTAGACCATTCTAGTAATTGTATTGGAGAATCTTTCTCTAGTGTTAAACAATTACTTAATCGTAATTCTTTAGTTATGACTAGTTTAGCCTCTGGCGCCACTGGACCTTTTATTTATCCATGGCATAATGGAGTTCAAAGCATTAATCCAACTACTGGTGTTGCTACTTACCCAACTATTTTTGGTGATCCTTATTCTTTTATTTCATCTATGTATCTTGCTTTTCGTGGTGGAGTAAACATAACAATGGTTCCTCTTACAGAATCTGATTCTCGTAATTATAGGGCCTCTCTTAGTTCTTCTCTTACCTCTGCTTCGGTTTATCTCGGATCTGCTACGCCTGTTAATACTTATGGTGTTAGCCCAGGTGTTGTTACTTCTCCTGCTGAAGCAGTTAGTGATCATAGTAATGGAATGATATCTGTTCGTGTTCCCTATTATAACAGAAATAAAATGTCTCTTTTGGTTCATGGATATAATACAGCTACTTCTATTGTTTCTGCAGAACCTTCTCAACCTTTGGTTGGTGTTGACTTTCCGAATAGTCAAATTTCCAATTGTCTGTTATATAGATCTTTTCCTGATGATTTTCAATTATCTTACTTTTTGGGGTGTCCCCCCGTTTTTATTTCGGTCGCTTAATTGCTGTGCGATAAACAGGTTAATAAAAAGGAAAATACGACTTCACTAGTCGGACTCATTTACCGTGAGTATAAATATAGATAAAAATATTAATTTCTTTTCTAATTCTGGTCATTT